ATATGGAAGATAAACACAGGAGGGTTGCATCCCTCCTTTTTTTATGCTATAGTGTATGAAACAATAAAACTATGGATAGAGACAAGTTGAAACTAATGGTTCGTAACTTAGAATTATTGGTAGATGACATCAAAGCAGAAGTTTTTTCTGATATTGATTCTTACAAAAGTCCACCTCCAACAATCTCACAAGATTATGACGAAATACTAGAGGATGACGATGGCTACCCAGACTAGTAGAGCAAAAAGATTAATTAAGTTACTTGAGAGACTTTTGAAGAAAAGAGAACTTTATGATGAAGATAAACTAAAATTAATCAAAGAACAATTAAAAGTTGCTAAGAATGAATTAGCACTCATTGAAGAAAAAACATCAAAAGGATTTAAATGAACGTATCATTAGTAAGTGTATCTCCTGATGCCGAGAAACTTATGGCATATTGTGCTCGTGTGAGTAATCCAAATAATCAAGAAAATGAAAATTATGCAGGTCTATTAAGATACTGTATCAAACATCAGCATTGGTCAATATTTGAGCAAGCATTTATGACTCTTGAGATTAACACTACAAGAGGACTTGCAGCACAGATATTGAGACATCGTTCTTTTACATTTCAAGAATTTAGTCAGAGGTATGCTGATACTAATTTGTTAAATGCGAATATACCATTACCAGAATTAAGAAGGCAAGATACTAAAAATCGTCAGAATAGTATTGATGATGTACCAGAGGAGCAAACTAAAATGTTACTTGGTCGGATACAGAATTATTTTAATGAAGGACTTGATTTATACAATGAATTATTAAGAGAAGGTATTGCAAAAGAGTGTGCTAGATTTGTTCTGCCATTGGCAACACCAACTCGCATTTACATGTCTGGAAGTGTTCGTTCTTGGATTCATTATATTGATCTTCGCTCTGGACATGGAACACAGAAAGAACATATGGATATTGCAAATGCTTGTAAATCTATATTTACTGAACAGTTTCCAACTGTTTCAGAAGCACTTCAATGGTAATGAAGTTCTTTCCACTTACAATATTAGATGATTTTTTTGAAAATCCTGATGAAGTATTGAAATTGGCAGAAGAAGTAGATTATCAGAATACAGGACAAAATAGTTTTCCAGGTCAGGTTTCTAATTTAACTCTTGATAAAATTAATTTTGATATATTCTTCTACACAATGAAAAGAATACTTAGTTTATATTGGGAAGGTGAGTGTGAAGAAAATTTTCAAGTTACAATGCAATTTCATAAAATTTTACCACATGACGACTCTTTGTTAAACAAAGGTATTATACATCATGATTTTATTCAGAATGAGGTATTTTCTGGAGTAATTTATCTAAATGAAAATGCGATTGATTCTGGAACATCTTTTTTTGAATTAAAAGAAAAATATCAGAATTATAATACTTCAAATGAGTTTTTTAAACATTTAGAAACTACTAAGAAATATCATGGTGGTATAGAGGAATCTGATTTGAAAAGCATATTAAGAAAACATCGAAATAAATTCCAAGAGACCATGAGGGTGCAAAGTAAGAAGAATCGTATGATTCTTTATCCATCAGGATATTGGCACTCTCAAACAACTTATGGACAAAATACGAGATATACTATAAGATATTTCTGTAGATCAGATTCTACTGGGAAAAAATTCCCAATTTCTAGAGTCTAAATAGTACACATAACTTTATTATTTCAATGGCAACATATCCTGTAGTTAATTCAAAAACTGGTGAACAAAAAGAAGTTGTGATGAGTGTCACACAATGGGATCAGTGGTGTTCTGATAATCCTGATTGGTCTAGGGACTATTCTGATCCCTCTACTATGCCAGGTGTTGGTGAAGTCGGAGAATGGAAAGATAAGTTAAGAAAGAAAGCACCAGGTTGGAATGATGTTCTTAAGAAGGCATCTAAATCACCAGGTTCTAGAGTAAAAACACTTTAATCAAATGCCAAGAAAAAAGAAGACTAATGGGGATCAACCCATAGGTATCGGTTTAACTACGAAACAAATGAAACGTAAGAAACCGATTGGAAATACTTATCTTCTTGATATTGAACCCATAACTGATAATCAAAAGAAACTTTTTGATTCATATGCAGAGGGAAAGAATCTCGTTGCATATGGCACAGCAGGGACTGGAAAAACATTTATTTCTCTATATAATGCTCTTGCTGATGTTCTAGATGAAACAACACCATACGAAAGAATCTATCTTGTGCGTTCTTTAGTATCAACTCGTGAGATTGGTTTTTTACCAGGAGATCACGAGGACAAAGCAGATATTTACCAAATACCATACAAAAATATGGTAAAATATATGTTTCAAATGCCAACTGATGCTGACTTTGAAATGTTGTATGGTAATTTGAAAGCACAAGAAACAATTAAATTCTGGAGTACATCCTTCATAAGAGGAACCACTCTAGATAATGCAATTGTTATTGTTGATGAATTTCAGAATCTCAATTTCCATGAGTTAGATTCAATCATTACTCGTGTAGGAGAAAATAGTCGAATTATTTTCTCTGGAGATGCGAGTCAAAGTGATTTGGTTAAAACAAATGACAGGAATGGCATACATGATTTTCTTAACATATTGCGTAAAATGCCATCCTTTGATATAATAGAGTTTGGTATTGATGATATAGTTCGTTCTGGACTTGTCAAAGAATATATTATTGCAAAACTCGAAATTGGTCTTTAATGTTTACCCATGTTGATATTGATCTTCCAAAATTAGAAAGGGAAACGATTGATGGAGTCCGTTATTACTCTGTTCCCAATGAAGATGAATTATTAAAATTAGTTTCAATCACATCAGTTACAAGTCATTTTAATAAAGAAACATTTATTAAATGGCGAAAGAAAGTTGGTGATGAAGAAGCAAATCGTATTACTAAAGCAGCGACCACCCGTGGTACTGACTTTCACACTCTTACAGAACATCATTTATTGAATGATGAGAAACTTCCAAAAGTTCCTCCAATATCTAATTTTCTGTTTAATGTAGCGAAGGAAAAAATTGGTAATATAAATAATATTTACGCTTTAGAGGGTTCACTCTACAGTAAGCAACTAGGAATTGCTGGTACAGTCGATTGCATCGCAGAGTACAATAAAGAGTTAGCAATAATAGATTTTAAAACTTCAAAAAAACCAAAACCCAGAGACTGGATTGAGAATTACTTTGTCCAGTGTATGGCATACGGTTGTATGTTATATGAATTAACAGGGATTCCTGTTAAAAAACTTGTAATTATCATGTCCTGTGAAAACGGAGAATGCATCGTCTATGAAGAATACAACAAAGCAAAGTACATCAAACTCCTCGGAGAATACATTAATAAATTTGTTCAAGATAAACTGGAACTCTATGGAACCGAATAAAGAATTAGAACAGGCAATCGAGAATAAATTCTTGACTCCATCTAAATTTGCAATAGAAATCGAAAAGATTGTTGCCGAAGAAGAAGACTTCAATTACATTGATGCAATATGCTACTATTGCGAAACTAATAATATTGAGGTAGAATCAGTATCGAAGTTAATATCCAAACCTTTAAAAGAAAGATTAAAATGGGATGCAACCCGTCTTAATTTTATGAAACCTACATCAAGAGCAAAATTGCCTTTATAATGAAAAAATCAGAATTGATTCATTGGAGATTGCAAGCGATGCTTCGTGAGCATTCTTTCCCTGATTTAAAGTACTTAGGTGTCAGACCTGATAGTATTGGTGTAAATCAGCATTGGTATCAAATAGGAGAAAATGAAGTTCCTGTTGATGCAATTACAGAATTGGATAGTGAAGAGGAAGATGATGAAAGTGACTCCATTTGAAACCTACCAGTCATATCTATCAATGAAAAGTCATTTTACGAATCGTAAGTATGACTTTTTTCGGTATGGAGGTAAATCTCGTGCAACTATGACATCTTTTAATAGAAGAAAGGATAAGTATTGGTTCGAGAAAACATCGAGAAAATACTCTGATGGTGAAATAGTTGAC